GGTACATTAACGGATGCGCCACCGCTATTGTCTGTAATAGTGAACGCATGCGCCCCCAAATTTCGGAACAAAATGTCGGCGCCAAGCGTACCTTGGTCTGCAGCTGGTAGTGCAATAGAAAGGCCAGTAGTACTAGCAACGCAATCAATAATGCGAGCAGCAACCACTTGGGAACCATTAACAGTAGAAGGCCAGAAAAGCTCTTGATTTGAACTGAAAGGAAGGGCTGCATAGGATACATCCGTTGGGGTTACAACGGTTCCTGTAAATGGTGATACGTAAACTGGAGTGGTCATATATTAGGGTTCCTGAACCGAAACGTTGCGATCAACGCGGCGAGTTTGATCTTCTCTTTTAAGTGCTGCAATAGCATCTGTATAGTAGCTTTTCCAAACAGGCAACTTGTCTATTGCTTTTAAATAGCCTTGTGCTTGTAAAAGTGTGCCATAAAGCATTGCTTGTGGGGCAACAGCAGTCCATAGGTTTTGTTGGTTATTTGCATCCAATGGTTGGATTTCAGCGTAGTAAATAATTTCTACTGGATATGCTTGGTCTGGTGCTGGGGCAAAGTTCCAGTTGCTATAGTCATAATCAGCATAATACTTTGGAAAACCTGGATCTGATTCAGATAAGTACTGAGCCACATAGTCTTGGCTACGAAGAAGAACGGGCTTACCATTAACTTTCATAGACACTGTTTTACGCCAACGAGCTGGTTTGTTAAGCACCTCTTGGTTTTGAGCCAATGATGTTTCAACCACAATCAACTGCATGTAAGTCTTAAGTTCAGCAGCAATGGATGACTCTGCCAACGCGATTAGGTTAGGAATCTGCGCCACAAAGTCAGCGTCATTACGCTCCATATATTGCTGGACATTTAACACCAGCGAGTCGTAGGTTTGTATAACGCTCATCGTGTGTAGTAGCTTATGTTAGGTTGGAAATAAATAGGTGACTTATCACGCTCTTCATCGCTAGCTTGTTGATATAGTTTTTCAGCTTGTTGCTCTAAATATCCGATTCGACCAAGATCAACGCCAGGTAATTGTAGGGATAGTTTATGGGACAAACTAGCTTGAACGGATGTAATCCAGCGGTTAGGAACATACAGTTCATTAGTCAATGAACCAACGTCTTGCATTTCTTTTTCAATAATAAGCTGGAACATCTGGAAATCGTTGTTTGGAACAGGCCAGAGATACATAGATGGATCAATGGTGCGGTCAAACCAATACTGCAATGCTCTTGCACTTGGGAACTGTTTGTTTGGTAAGTTCCAGTAATCATCACGGTTTAAACGAGCCAATGGAATAACTTGTTGGCTAGTTGAGAATACCATTTGGCGAATTTTAAAGGTTGGTGCTACAGTCTCACGCAAACGATAAAAATAATGCAATGGGGTGATGTTAATGTTAAAGTAAGCCCACTCACGATCTTTTAACGTTGTTTCTGGAAATTGTTGAACCGTTGTCCAGTTAACACCATCGTCACTTACTTCATATGCAAAGTTATAAGTTGTTGTTCCGCCATTTTCTGCGTAGCCATTAAAGCCCACATAGTAAACGCTTTGAGATTGTTGATAGCCAATACCGAAGTAATTCTCACCAACCAAAGACTCAGATACCAAGTTTAAGTTTTGATTAAACACAGCTGGGGAGTCTACGTTGTCAATCGGCAAGTAAGCAGAAGCCTCTGAATTTATAATATAAACCCAGTTTGCTTCACGAACGTCAATAGTACCCGGTGGCAAAGAAATTGATTGCTGGGTATTTAAAGGACCCATCAAATAGTTTTCCAACAACCAAAGATTTACACCAAGATTAGATAGGTTTTGTAGATTATAAAAAAGCGCCTGTTTTGCTGCTTCGACAAGCTCAGGCGTCATTTCCTCAGCAGTTTTCCCTGCGTCACGAAACGCATAGGAAATTAGCTTATCAACGTTGATCTTAGTTTGGTTGGTTGTGCCAGAGTAGGCCAAGATTATCTCCCGCGGCCAGCGGCTCGCTTAGTTACTTTTTGTGGAAGGTTTGGTTTAGCTTTGCCAGCTTTGACAAACTCTTTGCCAACTTTTTTAGGAATGCCAAGAGTTGATTTACCCTCGGCTGCAGCGTACATAGCGCCTAGTTGTGCTTTGGATTTAATTGGCATTAGCAGCCTTTCTTGCCGGCTTTACCACCACGCTTTTGAGCCACTACAGGAGCTGCAGCTGCACGTTTTCTACGCAAAGATTCTTCCAAGCTCATTGGTGCCATGTTTGCACTAGGGATATTAGCAACTGGGCGTGAAGCAACGCGACCTGCAGGGAATGCAGAAGGCATGTTCATGCTAGCGCTAGGAATAGTTTGCGCTGGACGTGGGGCAACTTTTTGAGCAGGGAAAGCTGATGGCGTAGAACCACCGCTGCTTGGGAATAATGAGTTACGTAATGAAGACACAGCGTCACGACCTTGTGGGTATGCTACGCCAGAGTCTTGCTCAACGTTAACCGCTGGAGCCGGTGATCTAGCGCGAAGACGGTCGCCTTCGTCTACGCCAGCCCAGCTAGTTGCTGGGCGCGCTGCAGGAGCGGCTGCAGGAGAAATTGGAGCAGCAGGGGTATTAACACCACTGCCAGCAATACCGCTATTAAATTTTTGCTGTGCTGGGGTTACATTGCCCCACTGGCTTTCGTCATCAATTTGGTTTGTTGGTGCAGAAGGAGCGGCAGCTGGAGTGCTTATTGCTGCAGGTTTCTTCTCACCCATAGCAGCTCTCATACGAGCCAAAATGATTGGGTCTGTGCGATCAGCGCCGCCTAGCCATTTTTCTTCTTCAGATGTAAATCCGCCTTCAGCAAATTTTTTGATTTTGCCACCCTTCTTTTTAGCCACGCCATATTTAGCAGTAGCTTCAGCTTGTTGCTTGGCAAATTCTGCTTGTTGTGCTGGGTCTAACTTTGAAATGTTGGACATGCGATTGCGCTCGTAATCGGAAACGGTACCTTGTCCAGCCGTAGATGGTTTTGTTGCATTTTGAAATGTTTTACGCTCGTTGTCAGATACGGCACCTTGACCTGCTAATACTTCTTTACCACCAGCGTATTTCTTAACAGCTTTGCCACCGCACTTAAATGCGTCTGGGCCTTTGGCACCAGAGGGGGCTGCTGCTTTCTTGTTGCCGGTTGGGGCTACTTTTTTGAGGAAATCTTTTTCGCCGGCTGGTTTGCTTTTCTCTTTAGCAACATCGCTACCTTTAAAAGCTGGCTTAGTAGAGGCTTTAGAAGGGGCAGCGGCTTTAGCAGGTTTTGTGAGTTTTACTTTTTTGATGTTGTCTTTATCACCAGAAGATTTCTTGGCTTCGTAGACGTTAGTGACTTCGCCACCAACTTTGAATTTTTTAACAGTGCCGATTGATTTTTTAGTGCGGCCACCCTTACGTAATTTGGAAAGATCAGTTTTTTCGCCAGCATGCTCTTGCTTATCGTGCATAGTAAATGCTTTTTTAACAATTGCTTTATCCTGGGCAATATCGGCTTTTCCGCCTTCTTTCATTTTGCCGCCAGAGCATTTAGCTATTGGTTTTGATTTAGCACAGACGCTACCGCCGTCTTTGAAATACTTGATTTTTGTTGTGTTCTTAAAGCCGTCCATGGCAAATCCTCGAGGTTAATGGTTAAAAAGGGTGATCAATCCCTATATACACTAATGCAAAAATACTAGCTTTTACGCCCCTAAAAAGAGGGCTTTTTCACGTTTGCGTCTGTTTTCCAAGACGGCAGGCTTATTCCACATCAAAATGGCATCTGCTGCGCCTTTAAGGTCATTTTGGTTAATTCGCTTAACAACCGTAGATTTCTTAAAATTAGTTTCGCCAATATTGAAGCATAGGCTGTACAGGGCGTCAAATTGAGCCTGGTTAAGGGGTACCTTCACCGAACTCTCTACGGCAGCGCTACACCACTTTAAATCGCTTTTAAGCAGGTCTTTTACCTGTTCGTCTGTCAAAGTGGTATTTAACAGGTAAGATTCATCAGGTTTAATAAGATGCCCCACCCCAATGGTCCAAAGACCTTTAGAGTCCTTATAGGCTTTATTACGGTAGCCTTCTTCTTTGGTTATGAAATCAAGGGTCGATTCGGCGATTGCCATGATATTCTCTTCAATGTGGGTATATCGGTTTGTTACGTGAATTACTGCGATACTGCCTAAGATCCAAAATAGGATCGGTAATAGTCTTTTCATTTTGGCTCCTTCTTTACGCCATTATAGCGTAATTGGAAGTCACTTATTTAGCGAGTCGTATTGTTGGTAGCAGGCAGAGAGGGCTGTTCGCAGGACGTCTGCTCTGGCAGCTTCCCGGTCAAGAAAACCTGCATCCTCGGCAAAAAGGGACATCCCAGTTCCACCTTGCCCATTGCCGGCGGTTTGGGCGCGACTGGGACGCTTACGCAGCTCGATAAGAGCGTCAGCGAGGCTAGAGTTAATACTAGCGATTTGAGCATCTTTTTCTTTCCTTATTTGGTCGGTGGCGGATTGTTGGGCCTCTTGGATTTTTTGTGTTTGGGCAATCTGTTCCGCCTTATAGCGATCAAATCGTGCAGCCTCCAAGCTGTAACCAAGATAGCCAGCGCAGCATAACAGTAAAGTACAAAATCCAATTTTGACATATTGATCCAATGTTAGTGTAAACATTACCGAAATCCACTTATTCTGGGCGAAAATACGAACGTAGCCTGCCAAGGGTTTGGCTTAGGGTTAACGTTATCATCTGCCAGGCCCATGATATTCCAGCCCAGGTTAACCAGAATGCAGCGGTTAGTATTAGCAATCCGCTTAATATAACGAAACTGAAACAGGCCGTTAGATCGAACAAAACACCAACCAGCTTTTGCATTGTCATTATCCTTGATGGTCTTATCACCTAGTACTACGGTGCTATATGGCGGAACAAGGTAGCGCAGTGCAAAAGCATACGCTGGGTTACGCCAAAGCCATTTTACTTTGGCCCAGTAGCCAGCGCCGTTAGTTGCCTCAAAGGTGGCGTCACCGTCTAGGCTATTATCTGGTGTTTGGAACCAGTTTAGCCAGATTGGCAAACGTGGGCCCATACCCCATTTAGCGTGGTTATCAAGCCAGCCTTCTTGCTCGGTGGCAAAGATTGGTAGGATTGGTGCCAAGATTATGGCTGCTAAAGTGATGATGAGGCTAATTGGTACAAAGATTAAATACAGCAAATAGATCATACAGGCTCCGAAGTAATGAATCTAAGGATTGCTACCACAACACCGATGGCCACTAAGATAAGGCCATAGTAGCGTTCGTCTATGATGTTTTGTAGTTGCGAAAAGTTGTCAAACAGGGCACCAAAGATAACGAGGGCTAAAGAAAACCACATCGTTTTGGAACGATGCACCGGCTTTCTCATTTGTCTGCCTTACCGTCTAGTTTGTCCTCAATGCGGTGAAGTGATTTTAATACTTCATACCAGCGATCATTAAAGTCTGCCTTTGTTACATAGTGGGATGGTAGCTCTTCTCTTAGCTTTGACAGATCCGCTTTGAGTTCCTGAACAGCCGTCCAGAGTTCCCTACAAAACCACCCTAGCACTGCGCAGGTGGTTGGTAGGATAAAGTTCATTAGTGATTGAAAGTCCATGATATTACCAAGTAGAAAGGGCGCTGCGTTTCCAAGTATTTGTAGCTACACAAACATAAACATAACCAGAATCCCAACAAATTTGACCGGTTGTTCCTGTTGCAGAAGCACTAGCTGGAGTTCTTGCGGTTCTTAATCTAATAGTATCGCCGTTAACATCTAATAAATTAGTTGGAGTGTCTGTGTTAATACCAAGATTTCCATCGTAATCGATACGAATATCTTCTTTTACGGTATTAAGGTTAAACAGACGTAAACCACCACCTACTACATAACCTGTTTGAATATTCCAAGCACCGTCATTAGCAGTTTTTAAATTAATACCGGCAAGACCATTTCCTGCGGTAGCCGAAGAAACAACACCAATTTGAGTATCAAGTGTGGTTTCTGCAGTAAATAAGTAAAAGGGATTAGTAGTACCAACACCTACATTTCCGGCGGCAGATACACGCATTCTTTCTGAACCTTCGGTATTAAAACGAATAACACCACCAGTACCAGCAAGTTGCCCAAGATTTAATTCAAAATTATTTTGAAGGCTAAATATGCGACCTTGATTTGCAACGGAAACATCAATAATCATTCCAGCAGTAACGCCATCAGGATTTTGTAAGTCAATTTCACCACCTTCACCACTACTTGAATTTAATACAGTAATAGTGCCACCATTTACTTCAAGTTTTGCAGTAGGTGTTGTTGTTCCAATGCCAACATTACCTGTAGAAGTAATACGCATTCTTTGAGTATTGTTGGTACTAAAAGTCATCGCCCCTGTGCCAACATTGGCTAAATCAAAATCACCATTTACGCCTGTTTCTCTTAAGATGCGAGCGTCATAATCTGTTCCAGCTGACGCGTGAAAATCAACATAAATGTTTTGGTTTGTATTAGCTAATGAACCTAACTCAAAACTACCAGTAGTATTAATAATGCCGCTGGACTCAATGCCAACTTTATTGGAACCGTTAGTTCCTAAATACAGTGCATTTGTTGCGTTGTTATAGTTAACCCAACCGTTCTTATCGTTAACTTCAGAACCAAAGTTAAGACCAATTTGAGCAGATCCAGTAGATCCTCCCAAAATAGTCATTTGTGTGCCGTATGTGTTACTTGTTAAATCGCCAGCGACAACAAACTGTGTCCCAGATGAAATGGTTGGTAGTGTTCCACCATACTTAAACACACCCGCTGGAACAGAACTAGAACCTGAAGCTGATTCAAATTTACCAAACGGAGCGGTAGTGCCCACACCAACATTACCTGCTGAGGTAATGCGCATACGTTCTGTATCGTTTGTTGACACAACAAAACTATACGCATCTGCTACATTAAGTTTAAAGTTAGAACCCATGTAAGAGTAGATAGCAGAATCAGCAACTGCAGCGTTTAAAAACGAAATACCATTTTGCCAAGATCCTGACAAATCACTAGAACCTATATACAGCGCGGTTTGTGATTTATAACCAGCGCTGTTAATAGCCAAACCAGCCATTAGTGGGCCGCTAAAAAATGAGGTTTGATCACCGCGGTTATTGTTAAAGTCTAGTTCATAACCGATTGCGTTTGCAGTAGAACGGCTGCCAGAGTTAACATTGAGTACGGTATTAAATGACCAACCATCGCCGCAGTTAGCGCCGTCCATATCCATACCAGCATACAGCACTACTTTATCTCGCTCCCACGATGCCGCGGATACAGTAGCACCGCTTGTGTGAGAAGCTGGAGTTGTAGATAGATAGCCGCGTGTGCAACCAGTAAATGACACAGAAGTTGTGCCGGTGTAGGAAATGTACTCAGAATCAATTAAAATAGCGCCGGTTGCTGGGT